TCTTTTAATTGTTTAGCTTCAGCTGGTTTTGGTACTGGTTTAACTTCAGGTTCTACAGTTGTTTCATCGTCCGTTCCGTCATTAGTTTCAGGAGTTTCTTCTTCCGGTTTAACTTCTGCATCTTTAGCGATTAGATCGAAATTAGAAGCAATATCTTTAGTTGATATAAAGAATTTCTCTAGGAACTTTCTAACGGTAACATCGTCTTCGAATAATATTTCTTTAAATTTCTCAACTAAGCTATTTTTTTCTTCTTTATCATAATAATTATTAGCTACATCAAATGATACGAAATCCTTGATTGTTTTTTTAATATCTTCCATTACTGCCCTCCGGTTTTATTATTTAATTTCTGACTATAAAAATTTAAAAAATCTGATTGTATTTGTTCCAGTTTTTGTTCGACAAAATTCATTTGATTCTTTAAAGTTTGTATTTGTTTTTTCTTATTTTCTGTTATCTCTCTTTTACCAAAAAGAACAACTAAACAAGTTTTACAATCTCCAGTATGAGGCTTTTTTATAAACTTCTCTATTTCTTCTTCAAATTTCTCGTCTATATTTAGTAAAGTAGCTTCTTCATATTGTACCCATTTTTTAGCTTCTATAAAAATTTCAAAAAGAATATCTTCAATATCAGGACTTTTTTTATCAAAATGTTCAATGATTTCTTCCATTTTGACAAACATTTTATTATTATTCGGTGGATATAAATTTATAATATGATTTTTAAGCAACGACATAATATTTTTACTTTTATCTTTAACATATATTGAAAATTCATTTCCACTTAAATGCGCAAATCCATTTTCTTTAAACATCCTTCGAAACTCATTCTTCATTCTTACATGTAATACATCTGTTATCAATCCAGCAAACATTCTATAATGCAAAGTCTCTGGCATAGAATCAAAACAACTCTGTAGCCAAAACTTAATTTTTGGACCAAATCCTTTAACTACCAAAGTTATTATCATAAAAATTGTTAAAAATAATAAACTCTGCCACCATTCAAAATTTGCTAATAATTTCCAGAATTCATTTAACGATGTCCAATCCATGTTGCACTCCTCTTGATGATTCCTTTATAATTATTTCCATTATGCTTTTATTATCTATAAATTTAATCTTATAACTCATTTGAAAATACTCTCGACCAAACTTCTGACATATCATTGTAACCAAATAATCATAAAATCCCGTCAAAAATATCTTATCAGACTCTATATCTACCATATCAGAATTTAAACTTAAAGTAAACGTAACCGATCTATCTTTCGTATCAGCTACATAAGTCATATCCTGTACAAATAAATGTCTATCCAAAATATCTTTCATCAATTTAATAACTTCATATAAGTCAAGATTGTTATTTAAACTAAATCCATCTCCTTTTGCATACATATCCATAAGATCTGAATTCGGTTGATAATCATCTGTACTTCTAAGAGGACTTGATAAATCGACTATCTTTTTAACCGCAAGAATATCATCATATAATTCAGCTGATAAATTAATTTCTTCGTCTTCACTTGACGATTCTATCTCTTCATCAGGATAATATTCCTTTTCCTTTTCACATAGATATTGATCTAAACTCATGTTATTCCTTTTATAAGTCTCTTATATTTATCTTTTTATTAAAATATTCAAATCCCTGATTGTCATAATATTCTAATCTTTTTTCCCAGTGATCATAAGTAAAATTCTTATGAATAACCTCTTTTCCATTCCAATTATTTATAAATGTTAAATCATCTATCAAATCCCAAATTATTACCTGACTTTTACTCTCATGAGTCCTTAATCCTCTTCCTATCGCTTGTAAGATTTTAGTCTTACTCCTAAACGACGAAGCGAAAATCACATGATGTAACTTCTTGATATTAATCCCAACTCCAAAAGTGGCGTACGTTCCAATAATAATCATTGAATCACTTTTATCAGCCAATAAACGAATACTTTCCCGATCATTAGCATCAGTCAATCCATATATTTCATGAACTTTTCTATTCGGGAAGTTCTCTTCACAATACTTCTTTAAACTTTTTAAATGATCTATCTTGTGACATAATATTAATATATTATCTTTTGAGTCTATATGATTTAAAATATACTTGAAAACACCATTTCTCTTATCTGTATTATAGATAATGTTAAGTTCGTCATTATACTCTTGTTTTTGTATATTATCATTCTCATTATGCCAATATTTATATATGACTTTTTCATCATACTTCATCAAAATATTGGCTATTTTGATCTTTGATAGAACTCCCTTTTTAATCAAATCAGAACTTTTTAAACTAAACATTTTCGGACCCAAATACCCGAAAATAGTCATCCTATAATCCTTTTCGTCAGGCAAAGTTCCTGTTAATCCAACTCTATATTCAGCATTAATGCTTTTCTCTAAACAAGACTTGATACTTAAACATTTACTTTGATGCGTTTCATCTACCAATACTGCCTGAAATTGACTAAAAAATTCTAATGAGTTTTTATATATTGATTGATAGGTTGATATAATAACTGGTCGATCCCAATTAATAAACTTACTACCATGAAATATTTTACTCGTATATGATTCACAATCGGTCCAGCCGTAATCAACAAAATCTGAGAACATCTGATTAACCAAGCCTATATTAGGTACAATAAGTAAAATTTTTCCTTCACAAGTCCCTAATAAAAAACGAATAATACAATATAAAACTAAAGATTTTCCACTTGCTGTAGGAGACTCTATAATTCCTCTTTTGTAATTTAATGCTTTCATGATCGATTCATGCTGATAATCTCTTGGAGAATAAGCCGAGTCTTTAAATATTAATTCATAAAACTTTTCAACTTCATCGTCAGTAATATTATTTAACAAGTCACTTGTTTCAAACTCTTTAATGTATTGATAATGATAATTGTTACAAAAGTCAACGAATTTAGGCCAAAGTCCTATAGGGATTGTATGATTAGCGTAATTAAAAAATGTAATATTACCATCCCAATGACCAGCTTTATACTTAGGATGAAAGAAGAAGTTTGTTGCTTTAACGGAAAACCAATCCTTCAATTCTAAAGCAGTTGATGTTGATATATTTTTTAGTCTAAAGTAAACTTCATTTATTTTTTCAACTTGGATTATTTCATCCATTTATATTAAACCTTTCTTGAGTTTAATTATCTCAATATAATTTTTAATTTCAAACCCCATTGTATTTATCCAAGATAATGTTTTTTCTAAGTAGTCGACTATAATCTCTTGATTTGAATACTTTAAACAGAGGTTATAGTAATTATCATCTGAGCGGATATAAGATTCAATTTCCGACTTTGAGTCAAGTTGGAATTCGACTTCAAATTTAAAATGATGAAGTAGTTTACCGAACATTTTTTGTTTTTCGTAATAAAGTTCTTTTAAGATTTTAGTTTCGTTAGTAAAGACTCTAAGGTATTTCATGTAAATGTTAGAAAAGTTAAGTGACATTCTTTCAACATTATCTTCGTTAAAGGTTAATTCTTTTTCAACAAAGTCTTTCAATTTTCCAAAAGTATTAAAATCCATCTTTAAAAATATCCTTTCGGGAATATAACAACAAAAGTATTTTTCCCGACAGCCGCAGGCTGGAGGGAAGTTTCAAAAAATTCGGTCCTTAAGGATCCTTAAGGATCCTTGATCAGGGTCCTGATCATGATCCTAGATCAGATCCTGATCTAAAATAGATATCCTACGGATATCTATTTTGGTCTCCTACGGAGACCAATACTTAGTTAGTATAGTATATATATTAATTAAATACTGGTCATGATTATGACCCCCTATAGTCCCCCAAAAATATAAAAATAAGGAGAATTCGAAGAAACTTATTGACATGTTGAAAAAAAGATGATATATTTAAAATACATCAGATTTTAGGATTTAAATGTATTTAGTATTTTATGAGGAAAAAATGGTAATAAATTTTCAAGAAATAACTTTTAAAAATATTTTGTCTTTCGGGGCTATTCCCAAAACATTTAAGTTTCATGCAGGAATTAGTCTTCTGTCGGGCCAAAATGGAGTTGGTAAATCAACTTTAATCGAAGTCTTGTCTTTTTGTTTATATGGCCAGCCTTACAGGAAAATTAAAATAGCCAGTTTAATAAACGATAAAAATCAATCAAATTTATTAGTTTCGTGTAAGTTTACAGTCGATTCTAAAGATCGATATGAAATAATTAGAGGGCTTTCGCCTGATATTATTAAAATAATAAAAAACGATCAAGAATTAGAACTTCTATCATCAAAAAGATTAAATCAGGACGAGATTGACTCAATCATCGGTATCAATTATCAAATGTTTAAGCAAGTCATTTCATTGGCCGTTAGTTACAATAAACCTTTTCTATCAATGACTGCAGCTGAAAAAAGAGATATCATTGAACAGATTTTTAATATTAAAGTATTTGGTTACATGTTGAAAATCTTAAAGAAGAATAATGTAGAGATACGACTGAAAAACGAGGTCAATGATAAAACTATATTGATTTTAGAAGAATCCTTAAAGTCATTCAAACAGCAACTTCATCAAACCACTGAGAACTCTAAAAACTTCCAAACCAATAAAGAAAAAGATTTACATGAAGCTAAATCCCGTATAGAAAAATACTCAATTCAAAATGAAAAAATAGATGAAAAAATTAAAAAAATAAATAATGAACTTAAAATTATAGATTTTGATATTGAATCATTAAAGAAATCTAAAACTTTAAGAAACAAACAAACTAAAGAAATTAACCAAAAAGATTATTATATCAAAGTCCTTAAACAAAATATAGACTTATTAACTAATCATGAAATTTGTCCAACCTGTAAAACTGAAATAACTACTGAACATAAAGAAGCTGAAATTAATAAAATCAATAAAGAAATTACTGAAATTCAAATCAAGATTGATGAAATAAAAATTGAGAAAGATCAAAATGAAATAAAAATACATAATCTGGAAAAGTCTGATGAGAAAATTAAAGAACTAAACCATCAACTAGATAATTTAAATAACCAACTTAAAATTATTCAAAATGAACTTAAAAACGCTGAAAATAGAAAAACAGAAATAGAACTAAGAGAAATAGACTTCAATTTAGAAGCTTTAAATAAAGAATTTAATACCAAAAAGGACGATTATAGAACAATCTGGAAAGAAAACAAATTAGTCAAAAAGAAACTTAAAAATAATGATGTTGTTCAAAATATACTTTCAGAAAACGGTATTCGAGCATTCTTCTTTAGAAGACTTGTACCAATACTTAATAATAAAATTAATGAATATCTTAGACTTTTTGAACTTCCAGTCTTATTGCAATTTGATGAGTTTATGAACGAAAAAATAACTAACTTAAATAATTTACAAAAAGAAGTCTCATATTTTAGTTATTCAGAAGGTGAAAAGAAAAGATTTGATATGTCTATTTTATTAGCTTTTATTAGTATTACTAAAATCATTTCAAATTGGAATACTAATATTTTAATGATAGACGAATTATTGGATAGCGCTATTGATGAAAACGGACTTAATAAACTTATTTCTAGTCTGAAAAATATGAGACACGATAATCAAAATCTATGTATCTATATAATTTCACATAGATTACAACAAGATTATAACTCACAATTCAATAAGTGTTACGAAATAACTAAAAACTTCAATTCTTTTTCCGAAATCAAGGAGCTCACAAATGGCTGAATATTTAAATAATAAGATATTTCGTGGTTTTCTTCAAGAATATCATGTAACAAAGTGTAAAAAGTTGTATGAGAAGATTGGTAAATGTTTCTTACTAATATCACAAAATCTACTCAATAGAAGTAACTTTATTAACTATTCTCAAGATAGAAAAAATGAAATGATATCAGACGCGGTTTTTTATATGTGTCGTTATATCGATCGATACGATATTGAGAAACCTAATCCATTTGCTTACTTTACAATGATAGCTAAAAATGCTTTCCTCCAAAATATTATAGAATATCGTAAAAGATCAGATATGTTTACATCAATAGAATATATAGATAATGTTGACGTTAATGAAAATTTATTATAGGGAAACTAAAAACTATAAATACTCATATGATAAATTGGGACAGGGTTCATTACCTTTTCTATCACAACATAGAATTACCGTTTATCATCTAACCTATAAACCTGTTGTGAGGTATCATATGAGTATTATTTACAAAACTACAAATTTAGTCAATGGAATGATTTATGTTGGACAACACTATACATCAGCGAATGATGGTTATTTAGGTTCTGGACCTTTTTTTAAGACTATTATAAAAAAATTTGGTAAAGAAAATTTTATTAGAGAAACTCTTGAACATTGTGAAAGAAAAGATTTAAATAAAATAGAAAAATATTGGATTTCTGAACTTAGCGCTAACAACCCTGATATTGGTTATAATAAAACTATTGGAGGACAAGGAGGATTGAAAGCTGGTTTAACAATGTCTGAAAATCAGAAATTAAAAATTAGTGAAACTAGAATTAAACTCGGGTCTGCTAAGGGTAAAAATAATCCGATGTATGGAGTTTCATTATGTGGTGAATTAAATGGAATGTTTCATAAACATCATTCTATCGAAACTAAACTTAAAATGAGTCAATTAAAAATGGGTTATAAAAGAACAGAACAATCTAAAAAGAAACAAAGCGAATCGAATATGGGAAAAAATAATCCAAATTACGGAAATCATAAAATTGCAGGAGAAAATCATTTTAATAATAGATATATTTATACTTTAGAAAATGGTGAAAATTATTGGAAATTTTTTACAAAAAAAGAAAGAGATAGTGCAATGCATTCTTTTACAAGAAAAAAATCTGATAATATAATTTATAAAGGAATAAAAATTCAAAGGATTGAAAAATGAATATTGCATTATTATCGGATACTCATTATGGCATTCATAAAAATTCTGAAGTATTTTTAAATAGTCAGATAAAGTTTATAAAAACACAGTTTGTGCCATATCTTAAAAATAATGATATTCAAAATATATTTTGGCTTGGTGATATGTGGGATAACCGAAGTAGTATTAATATTAAAGTCCAGAATGTTGTTTATGATCTTTTTAAGAATGAACTTAGTAAGTTTAACATTTATTTGATAGTTGGAAATCATGACTGTTTTTATAATTCAGATATAAGCGTAAATTCTTTGAAAATGTTTTCTGAATTTGAAAATGTGCATTTGATTGAGAAAATAACTAAAGTCAAAATATTTGATACTGATATTGTCATGGTTCCTTGGGTAATAGACCAATTAGAATTTGCAAAAGAGTTTCGTAAAAATCCATGTGATTTGTGCTTCGGTCATTTTAACATTCAAGGATTTCATTATAATAAATTCAAGACATCAGATGACGGATTTGAGACTAAACTATTTGGCCGTTGTAAAAAAGTCTTTTCAGGTCATTTTCATATTAGAAATACTCAAATGATACAAGGATGTGAAATAGTTTATATAGGTTCTCCATATCAATTAACCAGAAATGATATGGATGAAGAAAGAGGGTTTACAATACTTAATTTAGAAGATTTAAGCTACAAATATATTAATAATGAAAAATCGCTTAAATATATTAAATTATCGTATCCAGATAACTTTTCTCAAAAAACAATTGAAGGAAACGTTATTGATGTACATGTTAAATATGATGATGTTTATGATGAAAACCAAATTGATAAGTATATTAAAAAAATAGAACAGTTTAATCCTATTCTTCCTCCAAATATATTTGTTAATAGCGATTCTCAAATAACAGGTGATATAGATCTAACTAACTGCAATATTGGATCCATGAAAGATCTTATGAGAGAATATTTAAAATCATTGGAAATTGATAATAAAGAAGAAATTTACGAGTTACTTATAGACTTATATAATCAAACTAAAAACGATAATATCTAAAGGAGATTGAAGTGAATAAAATACCGACAAGTAATATTGATGAGTTTAGACAACATTTGTTAAATCCTAATAAACCTTTTGATTGTCAAGAACAAAATAATACCGAAATAATGAAACTAAAAAAGAATTTAGTTATTTCATATTTTTCTGATTCGACTGGTTGTGGACATATCCGTACTCTTTTTCCCATGAATTATTTAAATGCAATTTACGGAAAAACAGGGAAGTTTAATATACTCATTTCACCAACCATGATATTCCAACAAGATATATTAATGAGAACTCGAGCTATTTTCTTTCAAAGAACAATGAATCCACATCATGTACAAGCAGTTAAAACATATCAAGAAAATAAAGCTAAATTTGGATATAAAATGATATACGATATTGATGACTTTATTTTCTCAGGACCTGACGAAGGTGAATCTATACCAGAATATAACTTCGGAAAACAAAATATTTCTCCTGAAGTCATGAAATCATGCATTGAAATTATGAATATGATGGATATAGTATGCGTTAGTACTCAATTTCTTGGTGATTATATTAAATCGCATGGAGTTGATAAACCAGAAATTAAAGTTATTAATAATACAATCCCTCAGTATTTTTGGGGGCCAAATCACAAAAGACCAATAACATCGAAAATAGAAAAGCCTAGAATTTTATGGAGTGGATCACCGACTCATTGGAATCAACAAAAAAGATTGAAAGGTGATATGGAAAATGCTTGGTGCGAATGGATAATTAAAAACGTTATTGATAATAAAATAGAATTTATGCAAATGGGAGGATTACCTTTCTTTTTTGATTCTATTCAGAAAAAACCAAATTTCAAATATATTAACTGGGTCAATAGCTATCAATATCACTTACCTATTAAGACTTATCGTCCAGATTTTATGATAGGACCATTAGTACCAAACTATTTTAATTACTCTAAAAGTTTTATTAAGGCAATTGAAGCTTATGCTGCTGGAGCTTTATTCATCGGTAGTACTTGGAAAGGAACTAATTATTCTAAATTTCCATCGCCATATGATGATTGTCCAGTTAACATTCCTTATAATATTTCAGTTGATGAATTAGATAAAATATTGTGGAATCTTACCAAACCAGAAAACTATAATCCAATCATTCAACAACAGTATAAAATACTTGATAATGATGGATTATGGTTAGAGTCTGAAAAATTCGTTAAAACATTTACTAACTTATTTGAATAGTTTCTTGACAATCTAATTTTAATATGTTATGTTAATACATAGAAACGAAAATAATGAAATGATATTGCCTAAGAAATACAAATATAGTAATGGAACTCAATTTTGGTATTTTGAAGGTAATCTTCATTGAGAAGAAGGTCCAGCTATTATATGGCCTGATGGAAAGAAAGAATGGTTTCTTGACGGAATTAGATTTTATGAAGAATCAAAATGGTTAGATAAAGTCCTCTTTAACGAAGTAAAGATTAAAGTATATGAAAGTTGATTGTATAAAGTATCACAGTGGAACAGTATATTATGGTAAGAATAAAATATATCATAATGAATCCGGTCCAGCTATTATATGGAATGATGGTGATATTAGTTGGTATCTTGATGGTATTCGATATACAGAATCTAAATGGTTAAATAAAGTCCTTTTTAACGAAGTAAAGATTGAATTATATGAACCCTGAAATTGATGAATATGGAAATGAAAGATGGTATGACTTAAAAGGGCAGTTGCATAGAACTGATGGTCCTGCATGTGAATATATTAATGGAATTAAGTTGTGGTACGTTAATGGAAAACTTCATAGAACTGATGGTTTAGCTGTTGAACATCCGAACGGTTCAGGAGAGTATTGGCTAAATGGAGTTAATTATGGTAAACAATTATGGTTAAATAAAGTTTTATTTGATAATGTTAAAATAAGTTTAATAAAGGAATTGATATGAAAATTATCTCTAAAGACAGTAAAGTAGTTGTCATATCACACCTGGATCTAGATGGTTCCATGTGTGCATTGATATTGAGTAAGGTCTTCCATGACATTACTATATTTGATACATCCTTTTATAAAGTCGATTCCTTATTAGAGAATTTAGATTATGATAAGTATGATTTTGTATTTTTAACAGATATCCATCCTGATAAGAAATCTAATTTATATCTGTCTGATAAAATAATCCTTTTAGATCATCACGAATCAGCTATGGAAATGAACGATCCAAGCAAAATGCATTATATAGTCCCTGGAAAATGTGCAGCTCATTTAGTTAAAAAGTTTGCTGAGAAATATTTTCATATCGATTTAAGCTATTTAGACAATATTGTTAGACTTTGTAACGATTACGATATGTGGGAATTGAAATATCCAGAAAGTAAATCCTTAAATGATATTATGTTCTATCTATATAGATCAAAAAAGTTCAGAGAAAAATTTAACGACGGTAGAACTACCTTCACCGAAGATGAACTAACTTGGCTCAAAATGAGAGAGAAAAAGTTTCAAAAACTCTATAAAGAACTACAAGTATTCGAATTCGATAAAATTAACGGCTGCGTCGTCGAATCAAGAGAATTTATTAACGAAATTTGCGATAAACTTATGAAAGAAGATGGGTACAATATTGTTTTTTGTAGAAACCCATCCCATGGTAGAGTTAGCGTTAGACATAATATTGAAGGACTTGATATGGGATGTATGCTTAAAAAACACGGTATAGGAGGGGGCCATCGTTGCAGCGCAGGAATGTTTGTTAATGATATGAATGATTTTAAAGTTAAAATTGAAATGTTGGAAAATGAAATTAGTGTAGATTTTCCAAAATAAAAAAGGAGTTGAATTAATGTTATCAATTTATTTAGCGGGGTATATTCAGGGGGAAGTAATAGAGCAATGTGTTGCTTGGCGTAAAAGGATAAGAGAACATTATGATAACTGGAAGGGATTAAATATAAAATACCCAATTTTGTGGTTAGATCCTTTGAATGGCGAGAAGTTTAGTGAAATATCTCCGGATGGATTAAAGGGCGTAATGCCACCTCACACAATAGTTCATAAGGATTATACATGTGTTGAGAAGTGTGATATGATAGTAGTTAATATGGATCGATTTGGAAAGTCTAGACCTTTAACAGGGACGATATGTGAGTTAGCATGGGGATGGCAAATGCATAAGCCTATTATTATGATAACAGATGAGGACATGTATAAGTTTCATCCGTTTTTAGCATATTTCGCGAGTTGGATAGTTCCTTCGGTTGATGAGCTTTTAGAAAAGAAGATTATTAATGAATTTTATAAATCTTTTCATTCAGCAGAATATTAGAGGAAATTATGAATAATTATCTTATTGAACAAGACTTAAAATCGATGGGACTTAGTGATATCAATGTTGCTATTATTATGGGTATGATAGTAGAAAAAGATAATAGAATAAGTGAATTAGAGTGTCAGTTGAATATGGCAAGACAGCAGCCTCTTCAGTCTCGATTTAACACACCTATGTATTTTGGGCCATAATATACCTTATAAGGTATATTATCATCAATTTATATCAACATTATACTCTTTAAGGTATATTATGAGAAATTGTGGTAAATGTAAATATTTTTCAAGACTAAGAAATAGTTATATTATTGGTTTGTGTGAATTTTATGATTGTGGAACTAAATCAGATTGTGGACATAAATGTAAATCTTTTAAAGCTAAAAAGTATAAAAGATCTAAAATATATATAGAAATTTAATTATATGTACAAATAAAAACATGGAGGGAATATGCCTTACATCAAACAAGAAGATCGACAGGATATGGATATAGTTGTTGATTATATGATAGGATATAAAGTTAAACCTGATGGTAAACTTAATTATATTCTTTATAAGTTCTGTAAAGAAATGATTAAACCGTCATATAACAATTATAAAAATTATATAGCTGAGTTAACTGAATGTGCTGAAGAAATTAGAAGACGAATATTGTCCAAATATGAAGATGAAAAGATTAAAGAAAACGGAGACGTGTAATGACTATAATAATATTATTTGTTGGTTTGGTGATAGGATATGT